AGTAACAGTGGTCCTAAGAGACGATGTTGACAGTGCGGTATTAAAAGAAATCAACAATCAATTAAATTTCCAAGTGGATCATGCTAACCAATCAAGCCCAAGAGCAGGTAGTGGTTATAAATTCCAAATGGTTGTTGAAAGTTTAGATGGTGCAAACCCATCACCAGGTGTACTAGATACATTTGAACTAGCAGGTTGCTATCTTGCAAACGTTCAATATGGTGATATGGCATATAATAGTAGTGAACAAGTACAAGTTACATTAAGTGTACGCTACGATAATGCTGAAATTTATGATGCAGCTGGTAACGCTACGCTAACAGGCGCAACACCTGATCAAACTCGTAGTAACGCAACAGGCGCTGGTACCTAATAGGACATAACTAATGGGATTGATTAGCAATACCGGCCCTTATAATGCTGCCGCTGATAAATTTAATATTCAGCACGGAAGTAATGTACTCTTAGGTGCACCAAGACTGAAATATAATTACAGCGTTGATTTTATATTAAACGAATCAATCCCGCTAATGGACGAAAGTTTTGGAAGAGCCTTTACATTTGATAGAGTTTCAAGTGTAGGCCTTCCAGACTACGACTATAATGTTGTTAGAGTAAATCAATATAACAGACCTAGATATGTTCCTACTAGAATGGATACTAGTCCTGTTAGTATTATTTTTTATGATACTAAAGATAATCAATTTAATTTTTTACACATGGCATATGCTAGACACTACTTCAATGGACACGAGCTTGAAGGACTAGCTGGTTATAATGTTATAACTCCGCAATTTAGCACAGGTGCGGGACAAGACTTTGGCGCACAATCTGTTCCTCATAGTCAAAGATTTTTCTTTCAAGAAATTATTATTAAACAACAAGATACTGCACAAGGTGGCAGATCTATACATTTACACAATTGTATGATGACAAGTGTTAATCATGACAGATTAGATTATAGCGATAGCAATCCTGTCACTTATAATGTTCAATTTCAACCAGAGCATGTTAACATTAAACCGTTAGCAGCATCTAGCACAGCAAATGCCGCAGCTCAAGCAGCAACAGGCGGTAGTGAAGCTGGGACTGTAGCAAATAGAACTGGTAATAGTGGCACTGTGTCAACAGGTACAGCCGCAACTTCTACACAAACTCCTGAAGCACAAGGACTTAGACCATTTACTGGCACACTACAAACTGGAGAAGTGTTGCGTAATATCGATGGCAGGACATACGTGGTTCCGGCCTCTTAATAGTATCGATAAATACTGTTAGAATGGCACATAAATTTCAACAAGGTATATATGAAGTAAAAAACCCACAAAAATATGTGGGTAAACACCGTCCACGTTATCGTAGTGGATGGGAATTAAAATTTATGCGTATGTTAGATACACATCCTAATATACTTGCATGGGCAAGCGAAGCACATAGAATACCTTACAGAAACCCAGCAACAGGAAAAAACACACATTATGTTCCAGACTTTTTTATAGTATATGAAGATAAGTTTAAGAACAGAAAAGCAGAAATGATTGAGATTAAACCTGCTGGACAAACATTGTCGCATGCAAAAAGTACTGCACAAAAAGCCGCAGCTATTGTAAACGAAGCTAAATGGCAAGCCGCTAAAGTATTTTGCGATAGACAAGGAGTTGGATTTAGGGTGCTAACAGAAAACGAATTGTTCAACCAACCCAGAAAGAGGAAATAAACATGAACAAAAAAATCGAAGATGTATTTGATTTACCTCCAATGGAAAAAGAATACAACGATGAACCTATACAGCAAGAAGAAACAGGGTTAGATCTAGCACAGTTACAACAACAGTTGGAGGTAGCAGATAAAATTGATGCTGCTCTGCCAATGGTTAAAGACTTAGATGCACTTGACAAAGATATGGATGATTATGCACAAAAAGCAATGCATGCATTTCAGGACTTAATGGATTTAGGGCAAAACGTAGAAGACCGTCATGCCGCAGCTATATTTGATACAGCAAGCAAAATGATGACTAATGCTATTACTGCTAAAACTGCTAAGATGGATAAAAAGCTCAAAATGGTACAACTACAACTACAAAAAGCCAAATTTGATGCACAAGAATCTAAATCTCGTGGAGATGTTGGTATACAAGGCGAAGCAGAAGAGTTCGAAGATCGCAATGCATTAATAAATGCAGTGATTGCTAAAATGGGCCAAACGGATAAATAACTACAGTTAAGGAAATCGCGATGAAAAGTTTGAAACAATATCTAGCTGAATCTGAAAAAACATATGCGTTCAGACTTCGCAGTCTGAATGAGATTTCAGATGAACATATGGATCGTATCGAGACACATATGAAAAAATATGCCATGGAAAGCATGGGTGCTCCTAAGAAAACAGTTATGCACAAACCACGTGGTTTTGCAGATGTAGGTGCACAAGAAGTTTACATTTATGATTTTACAACTAAATTACCAGCAACCCCTAACAGTCTGCACGAAGAAATTGCAAGCATCTGTGGTTGCAACTTAGGTTCAATGATTGTAAACAACATGAATGAAGCAAAAGAATTATGGGACATTGAAGAATCAGAGGATGATGACAGTGAGCCAACTAGCGTACTAGCAGACGCAGATTATAGTGAAGCTGAAAAAATCAAAGTAGAAGATCATTTTGGTGATGCATATAATGAAAAGATGCTAAAAAATGCTCCAAAGAGCGAATTACAAAAAGAATACAAGGTGTAAAGATTATGGATCTAAATGACTTAATTAAACTGGCAGGAGTTGCAAAGTCAGACACACCGGTGCAAGAACAGCCAAATGACGGCATGAGAACACTAATTGCATTGGTTACTCCTGAGCAGCTAAATCAATTGCAAGGCAGTGTTGAAGAACAAGAAGTTGATGAATGGGCAAATACTCCAGATGGATATCAAGGAGAGCCCCAAGATTACAAAGGCACACTAGGTAGTCCTGCTGACCTAAGTTTACGCCGTTACTTAAAATCAAGAGGTGATCACGTTACTGTAGATGAAAGTGAAAATCTTTACCCAGACCATACAGTAGAAGACATCACTGAGGCATATGCAGCATTTAAAAAATCAGCTGTTGAAGAATCAATGGTTCCCAGTGACGAAGAATGGTCAAAGTTACTTAAAATTCCTAATAGAAAAAGTTGGGAAAAACTGATTAGAAACGAAGATGCACCAGATTACAATCCAGCAAAAGCAAGTGCCGGCGGACCAGGTTATGCTAGTATGCCACAGCAAATTAAACTTGCAGGCGACAGTATTTGGGACAAAGAAGGCACTAATCCAGAAACAGTTACAGTCACTGACTATGAAGTAGTTGAAGATGGCGACGGCATGATCAGCGTCACTGTAGAGCACGATGGTCCTTGGACAATCTACACAGACAGTGGTTTTGAAAAAGAAATCAGTGAAATGATTGGCACGGAAGTTGAGTTTAGTGAACAGGGCATGCAAGAAGATGGCAGAGCACACCTAGAAGGCGAAGTAGAAACTTCAGAATCAGTGGAAGTGGATGAGCCAGCAGTTGATGAAAATGCATTCAACCAAGCAGCCGCAGCCGCAGCTCGTGCTGGTAAAGATGAATTTGAATTTGATGGTAAAACATACAAAACCAAAATGGACAAAGACACTGCACACAAACTAGACGACGATGTTAATATGCTACGTAAACTAGCAGGTCTTGAAGAAATGGGCAGAATTGATCCAGCTGACAGATCAGAACGTCCTAGAACTCCTAGTGTGCTTGATATTAAAAACGCTGATGGTGTACCAAAATATCTACCGTACAGTGGTGATGATTGGGGCGGCGGCTTTTTCCCAAACCCGGACTACACTTTAAATCCAGGCGAAGAATTTGATATAAAAGGCGATCAAGACAGATTGAGGTTTAATTACAAAAATCCAGGCCCAAGCATTCCAATGCCAATTCCTAGTCGACCATCAAATCCTTTTAAAGGAAATCCGAGACCGCGCATAGATACAAGGACACTACGCTAAATGCCTACAAGCCAAGAGATGAAAGTTAAAAATACATTTGAAAATGTATCAGCTGAATTAGATCGTTACATTCAAGTTTTTCGTAGCGGTGGTCTAATGTGGAAAGCAGTAGACGAAATGGGTGGTGATACTGCTTGGCTAGTAGACGTAGTTGATGCACTAGGTAAAGCAGCAAATGCAGTTGATGAAGCAAATATGAGTACATTCAGCAACACTGAAGAAAGTGTTAAAGAAGGATGTGGTTGCGGCTGCGGTAGCAAAACATGTGACTGTAAAGAAGAAAATCCAGTGCTAGTGAGAATTAAATCATTAGCAGGCATTAGTGAAGCAAGTGTAGATCAACAATATGCTGATGTATTAGCTACTAATAATCAAATTAAAATTAATGCATTTTTACAAGGATTAGATGCAAACACAGCATCAAGACTAACAGGCGGTGTAGCACAAACTAGTAAAATTAGTTCAGATGGGCAGTCATTTGAACCAAGTGGAGAACCATATGTTCATGGTCAGCCAGCTCTATCTCCACAAACAATAAGAATGACAAAACCTGTCAGTAACAGATACAAGAATTAAAAAATTAGCAGGCATTTAACTACAAAGGGGCAGTGAAATACACTGTCTCTTTTTCTGATAAGTATTAATATGGCAGTTGATACAAATTTAATTAAATCTCCTTACAAGAAAGAAAAGTTCAATCAACAACAGATTGAAGAAATTGTAAAGTGTACACAAGACCCTATTTATTTTATTGAAAACTTTGTTTGGATTCAACACCCAGTCAAAGGCAGAATGAAGTTTGATTTGTTCGACTTTCAACGGGGATTGTTAGACGCTTATCATAATCATCGTTATAGTATTGCACTTATTAGTAGGCAAATGGGCAAGTCAACCGCCGCTGCCGCATATTTGTTATGGTATGCTATGTATGTACCTGACCAAACTATTCTTATTGCGGCACACAAATACAGTGGTGCTCAAGAGATTATGCAACGTATACGTTTTGCATATGAACTGTTACCTGATCATGTACGTGCAGGTGTAACAGCATATAACAAAGGATCACTAGAATTTGATAACGGTAGTCGTATTATTGCACAAGCAACTACAGAAAACACAGGACGTGGTTTATCTATATCTCTAGCATACTTGGACGAATTTGCATTTGTTAGACCTACAATTGCACGTGAGTTTTGGACATCATTATCTCCAACACTGTCAACTGGTGGTAAATGTATTATTACAAGTACACCAAACCAAGACGATGATCAGTTTGCACAAATATGGCGTGGTGCTTGTAACACATTAGACGAATTTGGAAATGAAAAAGAAACAGGAAAAAACGGTTTCAAAGCATACAGTGCAGATTGGAAAGCACACCCTGACAGAGATCAAGAGTGGGCTGATCAAGAACAAGGTAAAATAGGCGAAGAACGTTTTCGTCGTGAACATCT